ACACTTCCTGCACGGTTCGTTCCATTCTTCCAATAATTTCTTGCGTGAATAGAACCTTTAAATTGTGGTAGTCTGTATATAATCCAATCTTTATCTTTATGTTCATCTGGATTAATTCTTTCTGCACCTATTCTATCACATATTTGATTAATACGTTCAAATACTTCGTTTTCATCATATACAGTTGCACCATTTTTTAAATACGCTTGCATTGCTAAATTATCTACACCTGCGTCCAACAGTTCTTGTATATACTCTTTATTAAGATAATCAGAATTAGTATTAATATTTAATTTTGCTTTAGGTATAATTCTTTTAGCTGCTCTTATTGCTTCTAATATTGATTCTTTATCTGAAAGTGGTTCGTGATATCTTGTAAAATCTATACGACCATCAAAATCTATTTCAGCTAATTGGTTCAATATACTTACGTACATTTCATCCGTCATAAAAATCATATTTCTTTTAACTCTTCTATTTACATCTTTTCTTGATAAAGGACAAAATGTACAAGTTCTATTACAGTAGTTATGAATACCTATCTCTACTGAATATATATTTTTTTTAAATAGTTCTTTACTTTGTTCCAAGTTCATTTTTCACACTATAAAAAGTATATTTTAAAGTTAATTCTTCACCTTTTTTTATCTCTCTTATTGTATAGAGATAATATCTATTATCTTTTTGTATCTTTATTGTATTTGGTGTATCACTATGATTAATGAAACCTCCTAATGGAGTTCTTATTAATTCAGCACCAACAACCAACCAACCTAATCCTATCTTTGTATTGTCGTCAATATCTTCTTTTGCAAATAATCCTTCTCCGTGAATTTTGCTTAATTTAATTTGTACTTCTCTTGGTAATGGATGATACATTATTTTTTATACCTCTTATCTTCAGCATCCCCATAATGTAAATAAGACATCATAACATATTTTGGTCCACTAACTGGTTTTAATCCTGCGTGTGGGTGAGTCCAAAAAGGCGGAAACATTAACAATCTACCTTGTCTTGGTATGACTGATATATCACATTTTGGAAAATATGTACTACCACCTGTTTCAACATCATTAAGATATAATATAAAGACTAAAAATCTTTTTGCTGTATCACCCATAGAACGAACAACATCTACGTGTACTTTAAATTGGTCTTTGTCATTAGGCATATATTTTTTTATTCTTATGTTTTCCATATCTATTACTGGTGCAAAATCTAAAGGTTTAATATTTAAATTTTGTTTAAATCTAGTTATATAATCTTCCATCATTTTAATAAATTTTTCTCTAGGTTCTTTCCAATAATCTGAACCTTTATATTTGTCTATATCTATTTCTGTAAATTCTTTATGACCAGTATTAAATGTATCTACCTGGGTTTTATCATATCTAACCACATCTTCAAATTTCTTAATAATCATTTGACAATCTTCAACTGGCATTGCCCAATTATATATCATAAAATTATTTTGAGCAAAAAGGTCTAGGTGTGATTGGTCAAATGGTACTAGTGGTTTTAATGGCATATTTATTTACCTCCTCTTGGTATGCACGAGCATTTGTAGTTGGAAAACTAGCAGGTGCTAAAAATGTTTGTCTAACTATTGCCGCTTGTTCATCTTTACTTTTAACAAAGTATCCTTCTATATGGGTAAACCCATTGTGCTTTGCCCAATACACTCTTTTATTACCTGTGTGTACTGAAATACCAGGTATACAATTTCCTTCTTCATCTTTATTCCATCTTCTTTTCAACCAGTAATGTTCTAAATCTGTATAGATAATAGGAAATTTCATACCTGCACTTTCAATACTAGTTTTAAAAGCAGGATATCTTTCTATCATCCATTTGTGATTAGCAGTTAACATTAAATCTTTAACAGACACTACTGTAACTTTAGGTTTTATTCCTTTTAATGGTGCGTGTTGACAGGTTACATATTGTCTTGCTTTTAATAATTTCATATTAATAATTCAAATACATCAAATTCAATGCCTTCTAACTCTTTTGGTTTACCTTTAGGATAAGTCGGCCATATTTGGAATTCTTCTCCTGTTGTATCACTTTTACAACCTGCAACTAACCAGTCCCATTTAAACTCTCCATCAACAACAAACTCGTTCATCACTTCATATCTTCCATCAGGTTTTTGTAAAAGTAATTCTTTTTTACACTCTTCCATATTTTTATACCAACCTTCCATTTGAAAAGTTTGTTGTGTTTCTATTGGACTATGCCCAATTAGATATGCAAGTATTAATATTTTAAAGTCGCCCATAATGTGCCTTTGCTATATACCAACTATCAACTATATCTGATACTGGATTGCCTGCTTTTGCTGTGTCTAATAATTTCTTTAAATCTGTTTTTGTATCTTTAGAAAATTGTTCATACATCATTTCTTTATCTGCATTGCCCTTACCTGTTGCAAATTTCTTAACAACACTTGGTACAATAACACTATAATTGTATTTTTCTTCTGCTAATCTATATTTAAGTATGCCACAATTTTCTGCTATTTGAAATAGTGCTTGACCTTTAGAACCGTAAGAATAGTTTTCTATTGCTATTACTACATCATTTATATTGTCTTTAGAGTGATTTAATTTTAAGACTTTTAAAACCCAATCAGAAATTTGAGTAAATCTTTGGATAGGGTCTGTATAAGGTTGATGTTCATAACCAATTATATTACCAAATTTACCCATATGTTTTTTCTTATTAGTAAGAAAATAGAAATGACTATGTTCAAACTTAAAGTCATCTGTAACACATATGGCAGGACTTGTTAAACTATAATCAATTCCAACTAGTTTCTTCATTTTCATCTCCACTTTTAATTTCATCTTCATCTTCTTCTTCTACTTCATAACTACAAAATGGACAAGACTCAGGTTTCATATCTGTTTCATCTTCGTCATATTTTATTGTGTAAGTCACCTTACAATTATCACAACTAAACCTAATATTCTTTGCTATTTCATCATCCATAATATACTTTGTTATAATTTAAATTTCTTAAACTGATCCTTTTGTACATCTTGTTTAATTCCGCCTATAACATAACTTTCAATTTCTGTTTCCTGTGGTGCATTTTGTAATGACCTACTATTTAACCAATGGTCTACCCAAGGTAATGGATTTACTTTTTGGTCATATTTTGGTTCTAATCCTATTGCTCTCATACGTCTATTTGCCATATACTCTACAAATTGATGTAATAGTTTTTCTGATAATCCTATCATAGAACCTTTTGAGAACAAATAAGTCGCCCAACGTTTCTCTTGTCCTACTGCATTTTCATACATTGTATAAACTTCTTTTTCTGTATCTCTCATCACTTTATTCATAAGTCTATCATTTTCATTATCACGATAGTTATTAAGTATTCTTTGTGAGATTGATAAATGCAAAGTTTCATCCCTTGCAATTAAAGAAAGTATTTTAGCAGAACCTTCTAACATTTTTAGTTCTCCAAATGCAAACGAACACGCAAAAGAAACGTAAAATCTTAATCCTTCTAATATATTAACAGTCATCAATGTTAAATATAATTTCTTTTTCAACTCATACATATCAACACTATCTGGTTTTAATTGCCATTTATAACCTAAATTAATCATATCATCATATCTTTGAGTTATACTCATTGCTCTTTTCTCAATTTTCTCATCTGTAATTATAGTATCAAAAACTTCACTAGGATTTGAATATAAATTTTTAATGATATATGTATATGAGTGTGAGTGTATGTTTTCAAAGAAGTCCCACGCAAGAACACAACTCTCTAATTCAGGTATTGAAACAAAAGGTAAAAATGCTAAAGCAGGTCCTCGTCCTTGCACACTATCCATCATTGTTTGATATTTTAAATTAGATGTAAAGATAAACTTTTGTTGTTCATTTAACTCTCTATAGTCTGATATATCTTTCTGTAAAGATACTTCTTCTGGTCTCCAGAAGTAACCTAATTGTTGTTGAAACAGTTTATTAAAGATAGGATATTTCATTTCATCATATCTTTGTACCTGTAAGTCTTTACCAAAAAACATAGGTTGTTTAGTATAGTCTAATTTTTTTTCTGTATTAAATACGCTTTTAGTCATTTATTGGTTCTAATTCTGCTTGTAATCTTTCTGATTCTGTTAAGTTATAATGGTGTTCATCACTATCACCTGCTGTCCATTTATCCATATTATCTACACTATATTCTCTAGTAGATACTTTATAATCAGGTCTTTTTGGTTTACTTGGTGTTAAAGACTTGTCATAAAATAAAACTCTATTGTTTGGTTGGGCAGCAAAATGACCATTATCTAATTTTATTATGTTAAATGATTTATGTTGAGAAGGAGTTTCACTATATCCCACGTTTAACTCTTTATTCGTGGCACTACAACTATCTATACTAAACATATAATTTCCTTCAAACATTTTTTTAGATGGCGACAAATATGTACATCTATTACCACTCACTAATTGTTTCTCAATAACTGATATATCATAATCAAAACAATCCCATAATTGTAATTCACTTAATTTTATATCTTCTTTCGTTTTTTTCCATACAAAAGCATTTATAGGTAACTTATCATATAATGCTCCACTTTCATACAGATATGTTTCAAAATATAATGCTCTACCTTGAATACTTTTAACTGTACACCAGATACCTGGTTCAAATTCTCCGTGACCTTTCTCTAAATCATAAAGGTATTGTTTCTTAACTAGTACCTCTATATGAGGAACATTTGCACATAAAAACGCCATTTGGCTCCTTTAAATTACACAGGTTTCACATTCTTCTTCGTCTTTTTTCTCCATTATAGTTTTGGTTTCTGGTACATCATCTTTCCAACCGATAGGATGTACAGGTTCCTCAACATCTTTCTTACTATCATATGTGTTTTGATAATAAGAAGTCTTCCAACCTAATTTATAAGTTGTTAATAAATCTTCTGCCATTATTGATAAAGGTATTTCTCCTTCATCATAATTTTCAGGATTATATGACCAATTACCACTAATTGATTGGTCAAAATATTTTTGCATTACTGCTACTATGTTTATATATCCTTCATTACTTTTCATATCCCATAATAACGTATAATTATTTTTTAATCTTTTGTAATCAGGTACAACTTGTTTTAAAGTACCTTTCTTACTCTTCTTAACTGAAATATAGTCCCTAGGTGGTTCAATGCCGTTTGTGGCATTACAAACCACGCTAGAGCTTTCAGAAGGCATTTGAGCTGTGAGTGTGCTATGTCTTAACCCAAATTCCTTAATATCTTTCCTCAAGTCTTCCCATTTATATGAAAGTTTCCGAGATACAATCTCATCTACTTCTTTTTTGTAGGTGTCAATTGGTAAGATACCATCTGAATACTTTGTTTTGTCAAATGCTTTGCACTTGCCTTTTTCTTTTGCTAATTCATTACTTGCTCTTAATAGATAATATTGGAACGCTTCTGATAGTTTATCAACTTCTTTCCAAGCAGTTTTACTTTCATAACCAAGTCCTAATGTTGCTAAATAATGAGCAAGACCAATATATCCAATTCCTAAACTTCTTCTATTTCTTGTAGAAATTTCTGCTGCCTTAACTGGATATCTTTGATGGTCTATAACTTCGTCTAATGACCTTACTGCTAAATCGCATAAGGTTTCTAATTCATCTAAATCTTTTAAAAGTCCAACATTAATTGCTGATAAAATACATAATGCAATTTCTCCTTTACCATCTATATGACTTATTGGGTCTGTAGGTAAAGTAATCTCTTGACATAAGTTAGACATATAAACTCTATCTTTAAAAGAGGAGTGAGTATTACAATGGTCTATATTCATAATGTAAATACGACCTGTTTCTGCTCTTTCTTTTAAAATTGCCATAAACAAGTCCTGTGCTTTTACTTTATGTTTCCATACACTTGTTTTTCTTTCTGCCGTTGTATATAATTCATCAAATTCTTTTGTTCCCCACGCTTCATAAAGTTCTGGTACTTCGTGTGGTGAAAATAAAGTTATCTCTTCATCATTAATAAATCTTTCGTAAAATAATTTTGATAACTGTATAGAGTAGTCTAATTTTCTTACTCTATTATCTTCACTACCTTTATTATTTTTTAAAACAATTATATCTTCTATTTCTTTGTGCCAAATAGGGAAGTGAACAGTTGCACTACCTCCCCGAACCCCATTTTGAGTACAACACTTAACAGTTGCTTCAAATTTTTTAAGAAAAGGAATAACGCCAGTATGTTGTACTTCGCCACCTCTAATACGTGAGTTGATCCCTCTAATTCTTCCTGCATTGATACCAATTCCTGCTCTTTGGGCAACATACTTACCAATGGCCATATCACTAGAAAAGATACTAGACAAAGTATCATCAACATCCACCAAGACACAACTCGCATACTGCCTAATAGGAGTTCGTACACCAGCCATAACAGGTGTTGGAATATTGATTTTAAAACGTGAAATAGCGTCATAATATTTTTTAACA